CTTAACAAGCTATTTGACCCAACCAAGGCGGTGCAAGTGGTCAAGCATGAATATCAAACCAAGCACCCAAAGAAATACATTGGCACACCGATGGAATCGGCGAATCGGGACTACCCCCGAAAGAATTGGTCAAGTTTAATACTTTGGAATTGCGATCACCCAAGAAACAAGGTATTAACGCCCGACTTCATTGATGACCACACGGGTGCGGAGCTTCACCGATTCGGTTGGTTGCCCGATTCACTTATCGGTGAGCTACCAAAAGAGTGGAACGTGCTAGTTGGCGAGCAAGAGAACAAGAACGCCAAGATTGCCCATTACACGCTAGGCATTCCCGAGTTTGACCATTACCAAGATTGTGACTTTAGCAAGCAATGGTTTAACACCAAAAGCCGTATGATGAATGGCTTAATCAAAATGAGGGAGTTGGTCGATGGATGATTACCAAGCAAAGCCCGATTACCGCCTATTAGCCAAAGCCATTAGCCGCAAGGATGGATTAGCCCCCTATGGCATGAGAAACCTAGAGCAAGGGCAAGACATAACCCAAGGCACGGTAAAGGGCAAAGGATACTTTGGCGAAGTGCCAATGAATCAAGGCGGCGCAATGACCGAGTTCTCAAGCGCTTATGAACAAGACGGCAAGTTAGTCTCTAATCCATTGGTAGTGCCAACCCTAACTAAGCAAGAGCTTGATTGGCTAAAATCGGGACAAGAGCCTACGCCACAAATAATCAAGAAAGCGCAAGACTATGCCCAAAAGCGCATGGCTACGGGACAAAGCACATTTGCCACACCGCAAGAGTTAAGATACCCCGTGCCAACAGAATAACGTAATGCTTTATTATGAATAACGAAACTAAAGTAGTTAAAACTAGAAAGAAAGCGGGTGGTCGCATTGTGGGTACGCCTAATAAGGTCACGGCGCAAGCTAGAGAGGCGATTGCAATGTTCGTGGACGGTAATGCCCACCGACTCGCACAATGGCTTGATGAGGTTGCTAATGGCATCCCTGAGGCTGACATAAAACCCAACCCCGCCAAAGCCTTTGAGCTATTTCAAAGCGTGGTTGAGTACCATGTCCCAAAACTAGCTAGAACGGAGATCACCGGCAAAGATGACGGGCCGGTAGAAATGGTGGTGACATGGGGCGGCGTGAAGTAATCTTGCCCTATAGCCCAAGGGCGGCATTTATGCCATTCCACAATAGGAGTGAACGATGGTCTTGCTTGGTAGCCCACCGTAGGGCTGGAAAGACCGTAGCGGCAATCAATGACCTAATTAAGCGAGCCATCACCGAGGGAAATCGATCCGCCCAATACGCCTACATTGCACCATTTCGTAGCCAGGCTAAACGAGTGGCTTGGGATTACCTCAAGTATTACGCCGCACCAGTGACCAAAGCCACAAACGAATCCGACTTGTCGGTGGAATTGATAAACGGCGCAAAGATCATGCTATTTGGCTCGGACAATGCGGATGCCATGCGTGGTATGGGATTTAACGGCGTTTACCTTGACGAATACGGCGACTTCAAGCCTAGCGTTTGGGGAAATGTGATACGTCCAACGCTATCAGACCGTCTTGGCTGGGCTGTTTTTGGGGGTACGCCAAAGGGCAAAAACCAATTTCATGACATCTACAAGGTAAGCCAAGTAGTGCCGGATTGGTTTCTTTTGCGGCTACCCGCCTCGGTGTCTAAGCTATTGCCCGACTCGGAATTGCAAGCGGCACAATCACAATTAAGCCAAGATCAATATGATCAAGAATATGAATGTAGCTTTGATGCCGCTATCCTTGGGGCGTTTTATGGGCAAGAGATGCGCCAAGCGCAAGATGAGGGCAGAATTAGAGAGCTACCCTTTGAGCCCGAGTCACCCGTTTACACCGCATGGGACTTAGGTTATCGGGATGACACCGCTATTTGGTGGTATCAGGTAGTCAGAGGCGAAGTTAGAGTGATGGACTACTACGCCGTGTCGGGTGCAAGCATTGAGGAAATAGCCAATGTGGTTAACGCCAAGGGCTACCGATACACCCGCCATTACCTACCGCATGATGCAAGGGCAAAGACGCTGGCCTCGGGGGGCAAATCAATTGTCGAGCAATTGGCTGCACACCTTGGCGGCATGAGCAAGCTAGCAATAGTTCCCGAGATTGGCATTCAAGACGGCATCCAAGCGGTTAGGATGATCTTGCCTAATTGCTATTTTGACTCTAGATGCGATGAGGGGCTAGAAGCGTTAAGGCAATATCAACGGGAATATGATGAAGATAAGAAAACTTTTCGTCAAACTCCACGCCATGATTGGTGTTCACACCCCGCAGATGCGTTTAGAATGTTGGCAGTAGCCTATAGACAAGAGGCAAAAGATCAAACACCGCCCAAGGGCAAGACCCTACAAACCATTACACTTGATGAGTTGTGGGACTATGAGATACAACATAAAGAGGAGCGAATATGAGTCAACCAGTTGCGGAAGTAGGTGCATATAAGCACATGACATCAATGTTGGGATCGGGCGTGGTTACAACAGGCCCGTGCCAATTGCTTGGTTTCTACGTTAATAGCACTACCGTAGGCACATTGGTGCTTAGAGATGGTGGCGCAAGCGGCACGGTTATGTGCGGCACGATTACCCCCGCCATTGGTTATCATCCTTTCCCCGCCAACGTAGGGACAAGCCTACACGCAACAATTGGCGGCACGATAGATGTGACGTTCTTCTTTGCTAGCGGTAACTAACCATGTACGATGAAACCGGCGCATATGAGGGCGAGGACGCTGGCCCTTATTGGCACGATCAAATTGAGGCCGCTATCAAGATATTTGATAAGTGGGAAAAGCGTGGGCAAAAGGTTGTCAAGCGCTATCGGGATGAACGTGATGCCATAGAAATGCCAAGGATGAAGTTCAACATCCTATGGTCAAACATCCAAGTGCTTTACCCCGCCTTGTATGGTCGCCAAGCCAAACCCGAGGTTTCACGCCGTTACATGGATCAAGACCCCGTGGGTCGCCTTGCGTCTACGATGCTTGAGCGTGTGATGGAGTACGAAACCACGCAATTTGGTGACTTTGATGCGGCAATGAGTGGGGCGGTACAAGACCGACTATTGCCTGGTCGAGGCACGGCATGGATTCGCTACGAGCCCGTCATCGTCAACGAGACTCCCGAGGTTGAGGGCGAGATGGAGCGAGATGAGTCGCAAGTCTATAACACCATAGAAGACCCAACGGAGCGCATTGATGCGGCGCATAGCCCCATTGATTACGTCTATTGGGCTGACTTCTTGCATTCACCGGCTCGCACATGGGACGAAGTTTGGTGGGTAGCTCGGGCGGTCTACATGACCAAAGAAGAGGGCGTAAAGCGTTTTGGTGACGTATTTAAAAACGTGAGTTTGACTAGCTCAAACACCGACATGGACGGCAAAAATCCCATGACCGCCAAGATGACCTACGACAAAAAGGCAATGGTTTATGAGATTTGGAATAAGCGCACGGCAAAGGTTTGTTGGATTGCCAAAGGTTATCCGCAAGCGCTAGATGAAAGGGATGACCCGCTAGAGCTTGATGAGTTCTTCCCATGCCCCAAGCCGTTGATGGCAACCACCACCACCGGCACAATGATTCCCGTTCCCGACTATTGCGAGTACGAGGATCAAGCGCAAGAACTAGATAACTTAACGCAACGCATCTACTTGTTGACCAAAGCTTGTAAAGCGGTTGGCGTGTTTAATGCCGAGTTTAAAGAGTTGGCTCGAATGTTTAGCGAGGGCGTAGACAACAAACTATTCCCCGTCACCGCATGGGCGGCAATGTCGGAAAAAGGCGGCTTAAAAGGCGCTATCGACATGATGGACACCTCGCAAATCATCATTACCTTGCGTGAGTTGTATGCGGCTAGGGAACAAGTTAAGCAAAGCATCTATGAAATAATGGGCATATCGGACATTTTGCGTGGATCGTCCAAAGCCCAAGAAACCCTTGGTGCTCAACAACTTAAAGCCAACTTTGGTAGCTTGAGGTTAAAGAGTAGCCAAGGCGATGTGGCAAAGTTTGCTACCGACATTTTTAAACTCAAAGCGCAAGTTATATGTAAGTTTTACCCGCCCGAGTTGATTGTTGAAATGTCGGGGGTGATGAACACGCCGGATGGTCAAGACCCGCAAATGTTGCAAGCGGCGTTGCAAATGCTTTCCAATAGCACTATTCGGGACTTCCATATTGCGGTAGAAGCCGATAGCTTGGCTCAAATTGATGAGCAAGCGGAGAAGCAAGGCGCACAAGAGGCAATAGGGGCTATTGGTGCATTCTTGCGTGAAGCAATTCCTATGGTTACCCAAGCGCCCGACACGTTGCCAATGGTTTCCGAAATGCTATTGTTCTTGGTGCGCCGATATAGGGCGGGTCGAGGATTGGAAAGCGCCGTAGAAAAGGCTATGAAAGCTTTGCAAGACAAAGCGGATGCGGCTAAACAACAACCGCCAAGCCCACCACCCGAGATGATGCAAATGCAAGCCGAGCAACAAGCCGAGCAAATGCGGATGCAAGCACAAGCGCAAGCTGAACAAATGAAGATGCAAGCGCAAGCACAAACCGAGCAAATGAAAATGCAAGCCCAAGCTCAAATTGAGCAAGGCAAGGCGCAACTAGAGATGCAAATGCAACAAGCTAAAACGCAAGCCGAAATGCAATTGGCGCAAATGAAAGCCGAGTTTGAGGTTGCTAAACAAAATAACGAACTACAAATTAAAGCCCGTGAAATGGCTGGAAGGGAAGAATATGAACGATTTAAAGCAGAATTGGAGTCAAAGACTCAAATCATTGTGGCTGAAATTGCTGCAAAAGCTCAAATTAGCCAAGCCATGATGAGCGAGCAAATGTCGGCTACTAATGCGGTTGACCAAGTGGTGGTAACAACTTTATGAAGCGTACTTGGGTTTATCCATCCGATGGTAGCGAAGCCTATGAGGTCACAAGGGGCGAG